TCACGACGTGCATGCGTCCTCCTCCCCCAAGTAGCGAAAGCCCTGCACCGCACGGAAATGACCGCCGAAGCCTGACCCTTTCCCCGATTTGCGCAGGGTGTCGCGTGACCGGCCCTTGTTGCTGCCGTAAAGCGTGCCAGAGACTTGCGTCCAGCGCGCGTCGCGGCGCAATGCGGCGGCAAGACCGGGGTGACTGGTGTGGAAAAGCGTGCGCAGCGGCAGACCGTAGCGGTTTTGTCCGGCCAGCCACAGCGCGCAGCAACCATTGAGGAAGCGCATTCCTACACCGGCTCCCTGCCACTCCGGCATCACAACCAAGCGGCAAGCGCGCGCCTCGGTCAGCCCCGGTCGGGTGGAAAAGGCGATGTGTGCCACGGGCTGGCCGTCCACCAGCCCCATGTAGTGAGTGGCCGCTATCATCGGCGGCAGGTCTAGATAGTGATGCGGTGCAAACAGGGCCCAGTCGGCTTGGCGGCATTGGTATATCTCCAGGTCGATTGTGGGGCGTCGCCTGGGCCACCCCCATTGATAGGTGCCGCTGGCAGTGTCGAACACCCAATCAGGCGTAAGCCAGTCAAGGATGTCGTAGTGGCAGGATAGCAGCACTGCCTGCGGTCGTGACGGCAGGCGGCGCCAGCTCTTGGCAAAGGCACCGGCGCCAATTTGCGCGATTTGCCGGTCCACGACTGAGGAAAACTCGTCAATTACCACCAATGGTGGCGCCTCGCAGATGACGCGGGCAAGGTTAGCGCGGAATTGTTCCCCATTGGAGAGTGCGGCGTAAGGTCGCAGCCACGCGGGCACCGTACCCAAACCAACGGAGGCCAGCGCCGCCGTGACGTCATCAAAGCTGCCGTCCGGTGCGATAGCGTCAACAATGGGACGGTCACGCGGCCAGGCGGGAGCGTAGAGCGCACCCAGGCGTCTGCCGATGCTGGTTTTGCCAGTGCCGGAAGGCCCGACGATGACGCCGATTTGCCACGGCCGCGCATCAAGCGGCAGGTCGGCGTCAATGTAAACGTCCGCGCCGCTGTCCACGTTAAAGAGGGATTTAACCCGCGCCGCGCGGTAGGAGTTGAAGTCGGCGCAGCGGTGATGGATGCTGACCCTCATACACACACCACCTTGACCTTGAGACCCAGCGCAGTGAGCTGTTTGTACAGCGCCTGTTGATGTGCCTCGTCCTTGCAGCGAACGATAACGCCGTATTGTGGCCGGTATTTATAGCCGTTTTTGCCGTATTGCATAAGCATCTCCGTGTAGATGCTCGCGGCATTCTTGATTGTTAAAGACCGCCACACGCTTGCAGCGCGGGCATTTGATTTCGAGCTGGCCACGCAGGTTGTGGCTTTGCGCGAGCAGTTTGTGACAGACGCAGCAACGGTGTTGCGTCGTGTATTTGTGCATAACAGATCCTTTTGGGTAAGATTCTGCTGCCTCTAGAGGTGGCAGCTTTGGCTTGCAGGGTCTGTCTGCGAGCTGGCGCGTGCCGTGTTAGCGCACGGCGCGCGTCGCTGTCTTTGTCAGTGATGTTTAACCGCCTCGGCCAGCTGGCCGGGCGTCCATTGGCGTTTGCCGTCGTAACCGAGAGCGGCAGCGCACCACTCCGAGCAATACCAGCGCGAATGCGCCGGCGGGAGAAAAGGCAGGATGAAGCGCAGGATGCCGATGTAGTCATAACGCCGTCCCTCCGTCTCACGAAATAGCGTCAGCAGCCGTCCGTAATCTAGCGTGAGCGGCAGTAAATCCCAATGCTCGCCGTCCAACACCATCTGCTTGCAGCGCACGCCACCGTCGGCAGCAAAGCTGCTGTAACACTCGAACACCCCCGATAGTCCTCTGACCGGCACGGCAATCTCGCAGTGCGAGTAGGGACTACGGGTAAACACGCGGATGAGCCAGTCACTGGCGTAGCGCCAGCGCACCCGCCACGCGGCATCACGCGGTGGCCGGTATTTATAGCAGGCGAGATAAGCGGTAACGGTACTCACGCGACCTCCGACAGTGCGGCAAGCAGTTCGGCAAACGTGGGGTATTCGCCGATGACACAGCCGCGCGCGTCGTCAATACCGAAGCCGTCCCCTGCCCCGTCTGATTTTTTCCAGACGCGGACGGCAGCGACGTCCAGCCCTCGATCCATGTATGCGGCGAAGAGCATGACGTCTTGGTGAATGGAAAACTCGACGCTGTCGGCATCGGCAAAATGCTCAAGAAGCGGCTTGATGTACTGGGCAAAATATCCGTTCACTGATTGAACTCCGGCGCGGTAAATTGCACCTCAATCGCCTCCACTGCCGCTACATCGGCGCAGGCCGCGACAGCGTCCTCGAGTGCCTGCCGTTGTCCGGCAATAGTGGCAGTCAGGGTGGTATAGGCGCGGCTCTTGCTGAGGGCTTTTTGCCGCAGTAAATCAAGCGGCACACCACGCGCGGCAGCAATCCCAGCGAGGAGCGGCGTCTCCGCGTTGTTATCCGCCGCCCAGGCCTCGGCCTCACGCGCCTGTTGCGCCCAGCTCTCCTGCTCAAAGGCGGGAATGCCCGTAAGCCCCGCCGCTGTGTTGATAAAGTCCTGCGCGGCGGTGGCGATGGCGTGCAGCTTGTTCTCTTTGGCTTGCGCGAGGAGTGCCGCCTGTGCCTGTACGTCCGCCTGCCAGCCCTTTTGCCGGTCGAAGACCATGCCGGGTGCGGGCGCGGGACCGCTCACGCACAATTGCCCCTTGTCGTTAAGCCATACCTCGCCACCGTTAGTAATGCTGGCGCAGATGGCGTCAATACCGGCCTGCGAGGTAATACGTACCCAGCCGTCGCCGCTGGTGGTGAGGTTGCCCGCATCATCGCGGACGAGATCGGCAAAATAGTGATCACGCAAATGAAACTGGCGCATGTGTCCTCCTTACTTGTGATAGCCGATGCAGATGAAATGACAGGTCATCGCCGCCGGGGTATAGACAGAAATGCCGCTCTGCCCATTGGCCGACGCCCCGATGGCAAACTTGCCGCTGCCGACATCGCAGCCGATGGGCACAAAATACCCTGTGAACGATTCTGGCAACTGAATCAGACTCTGGCCGCTTGCGGTGTTGACAGTCATGGTGATAATTTTCAGGCCGGAAGCGGCGTGATAAAACACCTGCGCTCCCCGGTGGTGAGACGGGTACGAATTCCAGGTCCAGCGCGCTTCGTTTTTCTTGGCGAAGTAATCGTGCAACCAGCCGCCATAGGGCTGTAGCCAAAGCCCCGCGTTGTTGGCGCGCATAAGGGGGCCGACCAGGCCGGCCGAGTCGGCATTGGCGACATAGAAATCGCTGCCTTGACCGTCTGCGGTATAGCCCAGCCAGCCGCGTTGTTTATCGCCAAGCCACACATCAACACCAACGGCCGTATTGGTGGTCGTACCTTCGTTTTGTAATTTCAGCGCGGCGAAGCGTTGCCCCGGATTCGTGCTCTTGACGGTCAGGGCGCCCGTCATCGTGTCGCCCGTCTTGCTCACCTTACCGTTGGCGTTTTGATTGGCCCCGCCGACGGCGCTGGCGACAATCTTGTTGACGGCTTTGAGCAGCTGCCCGTTGTCATTGTCATTAAGCGTCATCTCCGCCGCCTCAATCGGTGCAACAAGCTCGCCCTGCACCGCGTTGAGCCATTCGGCGGTGACGACCGTGCCTAACTCTTGCCGACCGTCGCCGTTATGAAACGTCTGGTCGGCACTCTTGATTTTTTGCATAGCTTAATCCTCGTACTGAAAAATCGCCGTCGTCCACGCCGGTTTGAGCTCTTGAAAAATATCCTCAATCTGCGGCGTGCCGTACTCGGAGAGGCGGTCGCCCGCACGCGAGACCCCGGCGCGGAAACGGGTACGGCGTACCGCCTGCCCGGAAACGCGGATGACCCACGTCCACACCGCATCCTCGCCGTTGAGACGCTCACCAGCGCGCCCAACGCCCGCGCGGAAGCTATCCAGCTCCTGAATGTCCACCGAAAAACCCTGCGCGGCGGCCAGGCGCTTGAAATAAGCGATGCTGAGACCACCGGTGGCATTGAGACGGGCGAGGACGGTGGCGGCGCGCAGCTGCATATTGCCGGCGGGAGCAATCCCCAGCACTGCCTCCCAGCGCGCCAAAAAATCATTATCAGCGCGGGCAAAGGGAGCCAAAGCCAGCGCACCGGCGCGGCTCTCGATGCGGGTAAACGCTGCTGCTGCCGGCGCAAAGACGGCGGCCGCCTGCGGCTGATAGCTGACCGGCGGCAGCAGGGCGGCAAGCAGGTCGTGGTAATCCATCACATATCCCCGATTTGCAGCTGTCCGAGGCGCAGCCACGGCACGGCACTGGCGGTCACGGTGGCGCTGACATTGGCGGCGGGAGCGACAACGGCGCGGTCACGCACCCCGGCAACACCAGAGATGACGGCCTCCAGCTGGGAGCGCACCACGTCCTCGCCGGGGCGCAAGCCCGCAAAATAGCCCCGGACGGCGGTGGTCACCGCTGCGTGTACCGTGGCGCGGTCGCTGCCCGCCACGAGGGCGAGGCGCAGCGACACATCCACCGTTTGCACCGTTGGCGCGAGGGCCAGAAAGCCGTTTTTGCGCGTCACCGGGCGGCGCTCGTCTACATAGGCCTGCACAGCGGCCAGCGTCTGCGCCGAGGGTAGTCCCTCAGCACCCAAAATCACCGCGTCCACGAAGCCGTTGCCCCGCCGCAGCGGGAAAATCATCGCATCCGCCACCCCCTCGACCTCCAAGCACCAGCGACGAAAATCGCGGGCATTGCCGCCTGCCGGTGGATAGCGGAGACGGTCGAGATAACGTGCCAGCAATGCGGTGTCATCCTCAGCATCACTACCGCCCTGCATGGCGCCGACCGTAACCGCTGCCTCAACGCCGGACGATGGCGATACCAGTCGTCCCTCACCACCCCGCTCGCTGTTGCCGGCAATACCGGGACGGACGGCATGCGCCAGCACCGTGGCGCTGCCACCGCTGATAGTGACGGCGCTGTCGGTTTGATAGCGCACCTCGCCCAGCGTAAATGTGGTAGCGGCAGGGATGACGCTGCCATCACGACCGCGCAGGGTGACAGAACCGCCGGCGGCGGCCGCCGCCTTGCGGTAGATGCCGTACTGCGCGGCGTGCATCTCCAAATAATCACTGTCGGCGGTGTCCGCAAACGCCTGTTTGAGTAACCATGCCTGATGCTGGTACAGCCCCTCGGCAACGGCGGCAAAGGCACTGGCGCGAACAAAATTGTCGCTGCCGGCGTGGGTGTGTGCGGTACTGTCCTGATTGGCGAGGTCGCGCAAATAGGCGTCGCGCACCTCCACAAAATTTTTCGCGATACTCATAAGACCACCCGCAGATTGAGATGGGTGACAACGCCACCGTTATCCTCCGCCGCAATCGCGAGCAGCAGCCAGCCACGCGCGGGGCGGCTGACCGCAACTGCGATACGGCGCGCCCGCCCGCCCTTGATGACGGGGTCCAAGGCCTGCTCGGCATATTGCCGTGCCAGCACCATCACGCGCGGCAGGTCTTTCTCGCGCTGCAACTCGTGCAGGCGTGAGCCCAAAGACGGGTCGGCCCACCACGAGCCCAGCGGTGTGAGCAGGCGGATGTAGATTTCGTTGCTGATGTCGGCGCAGCGGGCATTCGTGATATAGCTGCCGGTGCGCGGATTGAGTTTGGCGTCCATTGCGCCATTATCGGCGGACGTGGCGCGCGCCACTGTCCGGCAGAGGTCAGTGAGGCGGCTGGGTGTTGTCGCTGCCGCCCTTGACGCCGCCGTGGGTGTGATGCACCAGCGACACACCGGAGGCGGTTACATCACCGCCGACCTCCACATCGCCGCTGATTTTGACTGTCTGCGCGGTAATCTCGACCACATTGCCCTCACGCAGCACGATGGTGCTGCCGTGCGCGCTGTATAGCGCCACCTCGCCGCTTTTGAGGCCTATTACCCGTGCGCCGCCGCCAGCGACGGCGATCACCACACCATGACTGGTTGCGCCACCCAGCGGCAGGACAAAACAATCGCAACCGGCGGGCGGATTGGCGGTCAATCCCCACGGCTCGCCGTGCTCCAGCGCCTGCACCGTCTCGCCGGCCAACCCCTCAATCTGGATGCGCTGCACTGCCGCGCCGCTCTCCACCTGCGCCACCGCACCGCGAAAAGCACGGCGCACACTGTCCAGGGCGCGCCGGATGCGACTGTCCACCTGTTTGCTGTCCATATAACCCCCGTTTAACTCTGCCTTAAATGACCTGCAAGGCCTCGTTAGCCTTCTTCTTGTGCCGTTTTTTCTTGCGGCCGCTACCGTCTTTTTTGCTCTTGGGCGGATTGGCATCCAGCACCCAGGCGCCGTCCTCTTTGAGACGCAACTCGGTGACGGTGGGCTGATTGCGCCCGCCGCGCAGGGTGCGCCCCATCAGAAAATAGATGCCGTCGATGCCGTCCGGCTCGGACACTAGCCGCAAGCGCTGCCCGGGTGTCCATAAGGTGCCGTCATCGGTGCGGTGTCCCTGCACCGTCGCGGTGATGGACAACCCCGCCAGACGGCTGTCGGCAAGCAGCTTGCGCGCACGCCGCTCCGCCTGTGCCTGACTATCCACCTCGCCGTCTACCACCACCAGCGGGCGGTGATTGCTCACCTCGCTGTCGCGCGCCACTGCCTTGATGGCACGTGCGCCCTTGTGGCTCTGCCCCAGCACCGTAATCTCGGAGTAGCGGGCGCTGATGTCGCGCTGGATGTTGAGGGTAAGGACATTGTTGTTGCGTCCGTCGCGGCGCAGCAGCAGATCGGCAACCGGCGGCGTGCTGTAATCGGGGCCGCCAATGACCAGCGTGCCGTCCGGGGTAAACCACGGCCACACGCCATTAGCCTCGGCGTAAGCGGTGAGGGCGTCCCAGGCGCGCTGTCCGGGCTCAATTTGCACCTTGCTCTTTTTGCCGGCGGATTCAGCCGCGATGCGGATGTTGCTGATACCCAGCGGCTTGACGATGCGTTCGGCAATCGCCGCCACGTCCATATCAAGGGCGTCAAAAAGCGGGCAAGAGCAGTCGAGCAGCACCGCCGCGCCGTCGCGGCCTTGTAGCGTCAGCTGCTTGCCGTCTTTGGCGGTCTCGGTGTTGACCTGGTCAATCTGGCCGGTGAGCACCACATCATCGCCGACACGTACCGTTACAGCCGCGCCCGGCACCACCACCTCCGGAATCCCCTCTGCCGGAAACGCCAGGCTGACGCGAAAATCATCGGCGGGGACAAGCAGGTCGGAGTCAATCTCGTAGTCCGTCCAGCCGTCGTGTGCCTTGCCGCCGATGGCGAGGCTGACCCGCTCATCGCGCATAGGCATACAGCACCTCCCCGCGTAGCACAAAGCAGGGCAAACGCAGCTGCGGATTGAGGCGCAGCAACTCGCCGGCGCGGCGGTAATCGCCGTACCAGCGGTGTGCCAGCAGGTGCAGATTGCCGTCGGCCTCGACGCGGCGGCGGATCAGCGGCGGACGCAGGACAATCACCGCCAATGCCTGCCGCTGCACCTGTTGCGCCATCGTGCGCAGGGCATCGGCGAGTGCGGCGGTGGCGGCGAGATAATCTGCCTGCGGGCGCCAGCGGTCGTCATACACCTCAATGCTGTCATTGCCGGCGAGGATGGCCGCGAGACGCCGCTGCATCTCCATTTGCTGCCCCTCCGGCAAGACGGCGGTGAGTGCCTGCCCGCGTGCCACGGTGAGACTGCGTTGCAGGCGCTCGCGGGTGGCGGCGGCAATCTGCGCCACCTCGGCGGGAGTCATCTGTGGCGACTGCGCTTCAACGGCGAGGCGGTCGGCTGCCTCGGCGGCCAGCTCGCAATGCGCAATCAGCGCCACGGCGGCGGTAACAGCCACTGTCGCAGCCGCATCCAGCCGTGCCTCATCGGTGGCGAGCAGGGACGGCACGGTCTGCACGGCGCTGTCGGTGCTGCGTAACACCGCCTGCCAACCGCTGATGCCATTGTCCTTGTCGTGGCGGGCAAAGAGTAGGCCGACCACGGCGCGTGTCTCGTCGAAAAAATGACGCGGACTGCGAGCGAGGTCAACCGCACCCTGCCACAACGCACCTGCCTGCTGCGCTAGCGTGACCAGCACATGATTGACGGCGCGGGTGAGCGCCTGCACCCGGCCTCGCACCGTATCCAGTCGTGCCAGCGCCTCGGTAAACGCCTGCAAACCCGCAAACTGCGCCAGCTCTGCCAGCGCGTCGAGCCCGTCGGCCAGAGCCTCCGGCAGCTCGCGGTCAAAAAACGGCGCGGCAGCGGTCGCCGGGCGGAAGGTCATCGTCACCTCGCAGCCGTCGGGACGGTCGGGGTCATGGCTTACGCTGTAACTCTCTACCACGCAATCCGGCACACTGCCGTACACCGGATGCACCAGCTCGCCCGCGCCGCGTTCGCGCAGCACATTGAGCAACGTTTGCAGGCGGCGCTCATAATCGTCGCCCCATAGCAATGCGGTGAGGCGGATGGAGAGACCGACTGCGCCCATGTCCTCAATATCACTGCCTGCCACATAAGGATAGGCGTGCTCGTTGAGGGCGTGGCCGCCGTCGAGATTGTCACCCGTCACGTCAAAACGCACCCCCTTGTAGGAGGCATCCAGCAAAGTGTCGCGCCAGCTCATGCTTGCTCCTTAATTTCTTCGTGCGTCGCGGGCGGCAGCCTCTTGCTGCGCCGCGACAATATTGCCGTTTTGCACGGACACCTCGACGCGCTGCGCCTGGCTGGCGGCGCGCTCCATCGTTGCCGCTGCCGCCTGCATCCGCTGTGCCGCCGCATCCATATCACGCGCCTGAGTCGCCTGCGTGGTGGCGTGCTTGTCCACCGCGACGCGCATCACCCGCGCCGCCTCCGCCTCCTCGGCGGCAATCATCGCCGCGCGCGTCTCGTTAATCTCGAGATAGCCCTTGGCGTTGTCATTGCCCATCGCCGCCATTGCCCGACCGACACCCTCACCGATGATCTCTTTCATCCCCGACCAAAAGCCCTGGGTGCGGTTTTTCCCCTCCGCCTCCCGCCGCGCGATGGCGTCCTGGGCAAAATCCGAACCGAGTGTTGCCATCACCCGTGTGCCGACCTCGCCGATGGCGTCGGCGTACTCGCGTCCGGAGGCGGACTCGTCCAGATTGTTATAGACCTGTGTACCGTAGGACCATCCCGCCAATCCGGCGGCAAAGACGCCCAGCGCACCGCTGGCCTTGCCAACCGCCGTGGCAAGACCGCGTATGGCAGTACCAAGACCGCCGAGACCGCCGCCAAAGGCAATCGTCGCCAGTCCGGCCGCACCGGCCGCCGCTGCCAGCGCTTTCAGCGCGGTCACGGCGCTGGAGAGCGCCGACGCCCACTCCGGATTGCCGGCGGCGGCATCGGCGGCTTTGCCTGCCGCCGCGCCGACTTTTTCAGCGGCGGGACTCATGGCACGGTATTCCGCGTCTGCGGCCAGTGCTTTGGCGCGTTCCGCTTGCGCCCAGCCGCGCTGGAGGATAAAGGCATTGTCCTGGGCAATCGTTCCCTTCGCGTTTTTTTGTCCCTCCATCAAGTCCCGCATCATCTGCGGGTTTTTCATGATCGGGATAAGGGCGGCGAAGGCTTGCCGGTCGGAAACCAGTTGCGACACCGCCGCGCCCTCAAACAGCTGCTTGCGCGATTCAAGGATGGCAATCGCCTCTTCGGTGTTGCCCGCTTTCGCCAGCTCTTTCATGAGCTTTTGGCTCTTTTTGTCCTTCGCGGCCACTTCGCGGGTGATGTCGACAAAAGCCTCCATCGAGCTCATGCCCTTCGCCATGCGGCGGTCAAGGCTTTTGTAGTAATCAAAGCCCTCGCGGCCGTTGATGGTGATGTTTTTCGCCTTGTTTTTGGTGTCCTCACTGATGACTTTGGTGAGGAGATTGGCGAGGTTGTTGCCCGCCTCGTCGGCACTACCGGCGGCGGTAAAGGCAATCTGTGCCCCCGACAGGATTTGCGAGAATTTGTCCTTGTCACCCGCCATACCGACTGCCTGCCCTTGCGCAAGCAGTTGCGGCAACCAACGTGCCATGTCGCGAAACTCAAAGCCGCCGTCCTTGCCGGATTTGACGGCGCGGTCGAGCAACTCCGGGATGTCGTCCAGCTTGAAGCCGTTTTGCAGCGCCTTGACCGTGACCGTTGCCACCTCTTCGGCGGTTGCGCCAGAAGCGGTCGAGGCGGCCATCAGCGACGGCAGCACCGTTTGTGCGTCTTGGGCGTTGACCGCGCCGGAAGACACCATCGCGGCAAGCGCCGCCACTGCGTCCTCACGCGAGCCGCCAGAGGAGGCCACCGCCTTGCGGATGGTCTCATTAATCGTGGCGATACCCGCTGTCTTTTCGGCGACGCTGCTACCCTCGTACATGGTGTTGGCGAGGTAGGTAAGCTGCTTGTCAAACGCCCAGGTGCGGTCAATCGGGCTTTTTAGGGTTGCCACGCCGGCGGTAATGCCGGCGCCAATGGCGGCCATGCCGCGCATCGCGGCTGCGGCCTTGCTGGTGCCGCGCATCTCCGCGTTGAGCTCGCGCACCCGCGCGCGGTGCCGCTCCGTGGCGCGCGCCAGCTCGTTTTGCGTGGCAATACCGCTGCGGCGCAGATTGAGCAGCGCCCGCTCACTGGCGCGGATTTCCGCCTGGATTTGCCGCTCGCCTCTAATACCAAGCTGCGCCATCGCCCGCGACGCCTGGCCGCGCCGTTGCAGGTCGCGGTTAAAGTTGTTGTTGGCGCGCGAGGTCTGGCCGGTCAGACGGGCGAGTGCTGCCGAGGCCTGGTCGCGCAACTGGATCGCGAGCTGGATGATGTTACTCCCCGCCATGCTGACTCCGTCTCTTGGCAATGATGGTGCGTCCGCCGCTGCTGTCGCTGCTCTCTTGTGGGGTGAGTGCGGCCAGCCACGCCAGCGCCTCGTCTCTGCTCATCGCGATGACCCTGTCATAAGGCAGGCCGGCGGCAAGCAGACGCATAATCAGGCGGCGCCAGAGGTTGCCGCGTCGGACAAACTCAGCCGCTTTTTTTTCAACGCGGCACTCGCTGCGTAGAGCGCATCAAAATCCGGGGCAGCGATGCTCGCGCGCAGCACCTCGTAATCCGGCACCTCTGTCAGCGAGCCGAGACGGGTGATGCTGGCAAGCGTCAGATAGATGGATTGTGCCAGTGGTGCCAGTCCGCGTTCTTCCGCCGCCATCTGGTCGGCCAGCGTCGGCAGACGCAAGGCAAAGTCATAATGCAGCGTGCCGTCCACATCCGCGCCGAAAAGCAGGCGACCACTGGCGCTGCGTCCGTCATCGGCAACTTCCACCGCAAAGCGCTTGATGTCTGCCTGCAAGTCTTTTTCGTCGTACATAAAAACCCCGTTAAATCTGCTTTAAAAAAGCCCCCTCACGGGGGCAAGCCTCTCTCTCTCTCTCTCAACAATCATTCGATAACGCGGCGGATGGCGAAGCCGGTGATATCAATCACGGCCTCGTTGTCCACTGTGTAGCTCGCGCCGACCTCGGTCGTGCAAAAGCCGAGATAGCTCTCGCTTTTTGCGCCGGCCACATCCGGCACGAGGGTGATCTTCGCATCCGAGATGCCGCCCCAGTCGATGGCGGTACCGTCGGTCGGGATGACCGCCGACACGGTCACGCTGTACTCGCCGACGCCACGGGTAAAGCCCTTGACGCGGTAGGTACGGTTCATGGTCTTGACCTGTTTGCGGCCGGTCGAGTCCTTGACGTCAATCTTGGTGCATTCGATCTCGCGTCCGTCCACATACAGGGTGACGCTGCCCACGTATTCCACGCTCATGTTTCCTCCTTACAGATACAAATCCACAACCGCCGCGAAGACGTGCAGGCCGTTGACCACGTCTGCCGGGATGCGGGCGTCGAGCATCCCCGGATTTTGACTGTCGCGCTCGACCAGCAGCTTGTCGAGGTTGGCCTCGACGTGTTCGAGGATTTCGAGCTCCTCGCAGCGCATCAGCACGTCAATCAATTCGCTCCTGACCCGCTGCGCTGTCTTGTCGTTGAGTTTTTCCCTCGGGAAGCGCAGGGCGATACGCTGGGTGATGGCGCGGCTGACGTAAATCAGGGTACGCACCGTGGTGACATCCAGCAGGCTCTCGTCGGCGGTGCCGTTACTTGATACGACGTAGGTCGTGATGGCGCGCACAATGCGCGCGGTGGTGCCGTCCGCGCCCGTCTCCACCGGCGCGACGCCGTTGTACAGCGCCGACTCCTGCTCACTGCGCAGGGTCTTGTCTTTGGAGGCGCAGACGGCGATGCCGGGTAGCGCCAGTGTGTTCAGCGGGCGTGCGGGGTCTTCTTCGCTCGCCATCACTACCCCATAAGCGGCGGCGAGTGCCGATGGCAGCGACGGTGTACCGCGATACCAGGCACACAACATAAAACCGTTATTGAGCTTTTTCGCCAGCGTCGTTGCCTGGGCGAGGCTGCCACTGTGCCCGTAAATGCCAATCGCCCAGCGTTTTTCATAGGGATTGGCGACGGTTTCGAGGTGGCGGCGCAGCTTGAGCAAGTTCTCCTCGCCGTTAAAGCCGCAGACGATGATGTCATGCCCCTCGGCGGCCACCGCCGAGAGCGCCGGCGCAATGTCGGGGTCGCCGTCGCCACCGCTGAGAGTAGTTGCCTGCACGCCAATCCCGGCGGCGCTGACCGTGGCGGCGAGCGTGATGCTGTTGCCCTCGGTCCCCTTGTTTTTGGCACTGATGTTGATGGTGGCGTCATTGGCGGCTGCCGTCACCGGCAGGCTGGTGTTATCGTTGATGGCCTTGGCGGCAGCCTCGGCGACGGTCTTGGCGGTGTCGTCGCGATTAACGGCGACCAGCAACGTATCGGCGGCGCCAAGGATGATGCGTAGGATGCCATCACTGGTTGCCGTGCCACTGATGACCAGGCTGCCTTTGGCGGCAACCCCGGCACTATGGTCGGCGATAGTAATCAGCGACAGCGCCGCATTGGCGTAGGCGGTGAGCGCGGCGCGCACCATCAAATGCGCCTGGCTGCCCGCGCCGTAGCGGTTGGCGATGGCATCCTCGCTGACCACTTCGGTCAGTTCGGTCAGCGCGCCGAGGCTGGCGGTGTGCGCGGCCAGCAGCAGCACCTTTTGCCGGTTGGTCGGCAGGTTGCGCAGTGCCAGTTTGGTGTTCCATTCGAGGTACTGGCCGGGCTTGCGGGTGGACGACAGGATTTGCTCAAAGCTGATATTAGGACTTGCCATTGTCGGCCTCCTTCGCAGTGGCGGTGCGTGGCGCCTCGGCACGGATGATGTCGCCGTCGGCCAGCGCACGACGGTAATAGGTGCTGTCCTCGACTTCGACCGCGCGCTTGTCGTCAATCAGACGCTGCGGTGCGTACTCCTGCGGCAGGGATAGCCCCGGCGCCGCTTTAATCCAGATGGTGTTGTTCATGGTTTCCTCAGGTTGATATGGGTTGGCATACGTTTCTCGCTGTCGGCAGCGGGGCGGTGCAGGTGGGTACCAACGGCCTCCAGCCATGTTGCGCCTTGGGTTTGCCCGCGATAGCGCAGCAGGATGTTATCGGCAGCGTCCACCGCCTGGCCGTTGTCCACCTCCGGCCAGGCACCATGCGGCAAGGCGGTCTCGATCCAATGCGTGGTAAATTCGCAGGCGAGTACCGACAGGGCCCGCCCCACCTCGCGTTGCGGGGTAAAGAGTGGTCGCACCGCCTTGGGCGTGAGAGGATCGATGGCGAGGCCAAAGTCCTGCCGTGACAGCAGACGACGCACGCCATAGACGAGGTCATAACTGCCAATCTCCCAATGGCTGGTGCCACCATGACGGCTTGCCGCCTCGCTGCGCGCAGCGGTTGCGGCGACGATGACGGCAAAATCGGCAAAGACTTTGTCCTTGTTGCGCGCCGTCGAAAAGGTCTCGCTTTTGCAGCCGCCAAAGGCGACCCAGGCAGCGGGCAGTTGCACCGCCACCTGAAATATCCCCTCGTCGTCCATCTCGCCGCCGTAGCTGTGGACGCCTGCGACCAGCTCGCCGAGGCCGAGGCTCAGGCGGCGGGTGATGGCGGCCTCAACAAGGTTTATCACGACCAAACACCTTGTCTGGCGGCGTCTGCATCACCACCGCGCCGACCGTGTCCACCTCTCCCGCCAGCGGCAGCCCCGAGATGCCCGCCTGTCCGCGTGCCACCAGTTTCAGATAGCCAATGGCGGCGTCATAGCGGGCTTGGATGTCATCGGTCAGCTGACGCAATCCGGTAGCAAGACGGTAGCGGGCGATGTCGCAGCAATAGACGGTGAGGATGCGTGGGACAGTCGCAAAGGGACGGCGGTAGCGGTTGAGATAGCCGTCAATCTCGGCAGTGGCGTCATCCAGTGCCAGTTGCACCGTCGCCTCCACCATCTCGCCGCGCCGGGTCAGGTCCGAGAGGCCGACCATCGTCGCCTCGCCGTAGCGGGCGAGCATGTCGGCGGGGGTGGCGTAACTCATGCCGCCTCTCCTGCCACTACCGCGCGCACCTCCAGATGCACATCGGCGGCAAGCCGTGCCCAGGCGCCGTCATCCGGCAGCTGGGCACGTGCCACGATGACAAAGGCCGAGCCAAACAGCAGGCCGCAGCGACGGTAAGGCGCGCCATGACGGCTCTTCACCGCGAGAAGCGTCTCCTGCATCACGTCTTCTGGTGCGTAGTCCAGGATGACGGGGGTACCGTCTGCCGGATGTTCCGCCGTGTCTGCGGCAGACATATCCTCGTTTTCAGTGGGCGCAGCCGAGCTCTCCGCACCTGCGGATAGCGTTTCCGTCGGGTTTTCCGTGGGTGTGTCCGTGTTTTCTGCCGGCGTCTCCGCGCTTGCCGTGATTTCGGTTGTGAGGTCATCATCGGCGTCCTGCGTGTCGTTGCGTTTTGCCATATGCCCTCCTTACGCCAACAGCGGCTCGACGTGCAGGCTGAGACGCCCCGCCCAGATATTGGTCGTGCCGTTCTGGATGGTTTGCTCCAGCAGCTCGCGCGCGGTTTCTTCGAGGGCGGGCGGCACCACCAGCAGCGAGGGACGGATGGCGAGCGTCTTGCCGCCGTCGGTCTTAATGGTTTTCATGGTTGCGACCACTTTGGCCAGCGCCTCTTTGTTCAACTTGGTCTTCTCGGCCATATGCGCCAGCTGCCACAAGCCAAAGCCGGCATTGCCACGAGCGCGCACGCCGTAGAGGTACAAATCCTCCAAAAAGACCTTGTCCGATTTGCTCGGGTCAAACTTTTCTTCAAATTCTGGGCGGGTGCGCTCCTGATAAATCAGCGGCATCACCACATTGGTAGCGTCGATGACGTACCAGTTCGGCGCGTCATTGTCGGTGCCGGTGGTGAGGTTGCTCATCGTCGTCGGCGTGCCGGTGCCGTCTTCGTTTGCATACCAGACGTGGTCGGTATCGAAAAAGTTTTGCCCGTCGTAGCAAAGGGTGGTCTTGCCCTTGCCGAGTAGCGTCCAGACGAGGTTGTCCGGCAGCTCGGCGGCGGCCACCCCCGCCTGTTTCATGATGGGGCGGTAGATGCCGACCTGGTCATCTTCAATGTCCGCACGCGGAATGCTGACGGTGGACTCAAACAGCTTGTTTTCAATCGCCATCACCTGCGTTGCCATCTTTTTGATGCTGCGTTCTCCCACCCACTCGCGCATTTGCGGGAAGGCACCAAGCCAGCCGTAAGTGTTGGTGCGGGTGGTGGACGGAATCAGCATCGCCACCTTGTTCCAACTGGGGTCGCGGTGCTTCAGTCCGTCGGCAAATTCCTTGCGGAAAGCGGCGGTGAGCGCTTTCAGAATTTCGGTTTTATTCATTCGGTTTATCCCCCTTTACATCGCCTTTAACAGTTTTTTGGTACTCGTCGACGGTCATACCCAGCATCTTCGCTGCCGCGATTTCCTCTGCCGAGAGCGCCGCGACTTTGCCCGCTTCCGGCGGCGCTTTGCCATCGGTCTGCGTCTTGGTCAGTGCTGCCAGTGGCTTGACGGTGGCGAGATAGTCGGTGAGCGCTTGTGGGTTGCTTTTTGCCAGGCTCTCCGCCCAGTCCTTTTGCGCGGGTAGCAGTCGCCCATCGGCAAGCGCGGCGGTGACTAGCGCGGCGTTGTCGGCCTGAGTGCGCGCCGTTAATTGCGCCTGCAATTCGGCGACCTGCTTTTGCAGCCCGCTCATCACGTCAACGGACACATATTTGCCGGCGTCCGGCGGCGCGGAGAGCGCAGCTTTTAGCGTTGTCTGCCCGCCAAGCTGTTCGGTCAGCGCGGCGAGAGCGGCGGTCAGTGACGCCTTGTCCTTGTCAAAAGTGAGACCAAGCAGGGCATAGAGTTTCTCCAGTTCGTTCATGTCATCTTTCTCTTCGGGTTTTGGGGATTCATCGGGGGTGGCAAACAGCGACAGGGCAGCGGCCAGGGTGACCGCATCCATGCCGTCAAGTGCCGGGGTGTTGGTGAGCGCGGCGGGCAACAGGCTGAGGATGGCGCCGGAGGCGTCGTACTCAAACATCGGGCTGATGTAGCGGTACTCACCGGCGGCAATCGCCGCTTTGGCGGCAGCCGTCCACTGCACGCGGGCATAGAGCCCTTTGCCCTCCTGCCATTCGAGCGCCTCAATCCAGCCGGCGGCGGGGTTGGGGCGGCCATTCGTGCGGGCGTAGAGGGTTTGATGCTCGTAATCCACCAGCAGGCGCGTCTTGCGCGCGGCCAGCACGGCATTGAGGCGGGCGGCGGTCGCCGCGTCCATCTGCCAGTGCGGCGCGTCCGTAGGGCGACCGTCCCCCGCACGGAAATTACCGGCGGGGAAAAGCTGGATGGTGTCGGGCGTATCGGAGTTGGCGGCAAGCGCCGCCGTGTAGAGGGCAATCTTGTTCATGGGCCAAGCATAAGCCCCGCACGGAGGCGGGGCTGGCTGGCGGGTGTCAGTTAGGAGATTGCACGGGATAGCGTTTAAAACCCGTTTAAATCCATTTAATTTTGTTTAAAAGAAGCGGGGCGGTAGTCCTGCCGCGCTTTGCCCTTTGCGGGCGTGAGAGGGGCTTATAGGGGCTTGATGACATCAGGGGCATAGTCGGCCTCTTTGGGCTCGTTTTCGATTTCCGCCTTGCACAGCGCTTTGTACCGGCGGAAATTGTCCCAAGCGGTTTGCGCTTCTTTGACGTAGCGACTGTCCTTGTCTACCTCGTCATTTTCAACCCCGTATTTGAACGCACGGGTAATATTCAGGATGATGCTCGCGGGCTGTAACGCCAGTTCGCGGCAGGCGCGATAAGGGCGGGAGTCCAGCGGGTCAATAAAATCGGGGGAGTAGGCAAAATTCAGCGCCTCGTACATACCCATTTCCAGCAACTGCGATAGCTCGTTTGGTTCTCCTTTGTTCGCCAGATATACAGCCTGCGTGACCGCTTCCGCATTGTCATAAACGTCGCTCATGGCCAAGACCAGTTGCGCGGCGGGTTTATTTTGCGTCCAGCGTCGTTTCGCCTCTTCGTAGCGGGGGTTAGCGGCTTTCTTGTCCGCTTTTTCCGCCGCCTGTGTCGCTTTCTCCGTTGTTGGTTTGGCTTGTAGCGGCGCGGCGAGGATTGCCATCATTGCTGCGAGCAGGCACAGTTTGCGTGTTGTCATGTTTTTTCCTTTGCTTTAATCAGGAACGAAGGGCCCCGCAGGGCCCCTCGTTTGTATTTAACGGCGGGGATAGCGGCGACAATGCTCGCGCACATATTCCAACCGACCGCGACGAAAACGCAGGTAACGCGATACGTGCACGGCTTTCGGGTAGTGGCAAAGGATCATAATCCCTCCCATGTTCCAGAGGAGCTGGCTTGCCTGTGCACCCGAATATGTGTCAAGATGGCGCGGTACCGTTCCAAAGTACTTATCCATCGCAATACCTATTGCGGGGTTTCATGTAAAAGCTCCCACTTTACATGCAGGACCCAAGGATAAAAGGCGGGCATATGACCGTATGCCCGCCTGTTTTTATGCGTTACATATCCCACCCCTCACAATAGGCCGGATTGGCACGTGCAATAGCCCCAACCGGGGTCAGAACCCGGCGCTGCATCTTCCATTGCCCGGTTTGATGTTGCAGCTGCCCGACGATCAGGCCTTTGTGCCGTCGTACATCGCGGGCAAAAGTCTCCAGCGCCGAAGTTTGAAAAACATTGCCGCCATAACGCGCGCAATAGGCCTGCAATGCGGCCTGTGGCACACAGAAATCTGCCGCCGCCGCATTGGCTTGCTGTTCATGCGCCGGCAAATTCTCGGTATCCTCACGCTGCAAAATCTGCGGATCATCCACGGTTTCTGCGCTTTGTCCGTCGCCATTGAAAACATGCTCCAGCTCATGACGCAGGACAAACCAGAAATTATCAATCCGGTCCAGGCGCAACGACATGGCAATTACCGGATTCTCTTCGTCCAGCCAGAAACAGGCACCATCAATTTTTGCGCCTTTCAGCGCCTGCAAATACAGCAGACGGATGCCGTAAGACGGTAGCAGCGTAGCAACTTCGGCCACACGTGCTTCATCGTCCAGCATGGTTTCAAGTTGGGCCAGCAGGGGGGCCTTGCAGGCGGCATCAAACGTTGTCGGTACCGGCATTTTCTCTGTGATGGCGCGCGCGCGCATCACCCACGCCTGCTGCACCAGCGGATAATCGCCATAGAGCGCCGCCTGGGTCTTGGCGGCAAAGACAGGGGACCTTTCAAACCATTGCCGCATTGCTCGGGTTCGTGCCGTAATATCATTGACGGCCTGAATCCAGCCCCGCTTGACCATTTCCTGATAAAACGGGAAGGTCTCGCGGAATTTGGCTTTATCGGCGATCTCCGCCTGATTGATCTCGGTGTTCGCCAGATCGTACTGGCTTTGCAGATTCATCCATAATTCCGCGCTGGTGCCGAACGCGGCGGCCAGCTGCTGTGCCGTCTGTGCGGTAATGCCCGCCTTGCCGGCAATAATCTGGTTAACCACGCGTAGCGGCCGGCCAATCATTTCGGCCAGTTCTGTTTGTGTCCATTCGCGCGTATCCAGCTCATCCTTGAGGTATCCCCCTGGATGGAAGGCTTCTTCCTCGATATGGCTCATGGCACCCTCACCCTAATGAAAATCTTCTTAATAGAACAAATCACGATTTCCTCCGCGTCAAGGAGGAACATCAAGCGGTATTGGTCGTTCAGTCGTAACGAACGCTCCCGTCTCTCTCTATATTCTTCACAATGCAAAGGACGCTCCCGTCCCCCCCTATATTCTTCACAATGCAAAGGACGCTCCCGTCCCCCCCTATATTCTTCACAATGCAAAGGACGCTCCCGTCCCCCCCTATATTCTTCGCAATACAAAGGACTCTCCCGTCTCTCTCTATATTCTTCACAATACAAAGGACGCTCCCGTCTATCTCTATCTCTATATTCTTCACAATGCAAAGAACGCATGGCTTGCAAATCGCGTATGTTTTTTGCCGCCTTGATGTAATTGAGGCACTTCCTGAACGCTTTACCGAGCTCCGCTGGGTAGCCTTTGACAGGCTGTCCGTCCGCCAGTTTTTGCAACTTCTTGTCCTGAATACTGTACCGCATGAAGCGCCTGAAATGTCATTTTGTGTAAAATGGTACAAACTCAAAAACCATAAGTCAATACCCGCTCACTGCCCAGCAAGGTAATCCCCCGCAAGCTGCACCATCTCCGCCACATCCTCATCAGTGAGCTGCAAAAAGGGGCGAGCGGGGATGCCGGGGTGGTTGACGCTCTTGCGGTAGATGGTGCGGTTGCCGACCTTGAAAGCCAGTGCCTTGGCGCGGCGGGCGGTGATGGCGTGCGGCGCCGTGCCAAATTGGTGATAGGGGGCGTAACTGAGGCTGGAGCCGACCACCGCCTGCTTGCTGTCGCTTTCTGCGGTGATACTGTCGCGCAGCCGCCCGGTATCCAGCAGCGGCCTGCCGCGTCGTGCTTTCAGACCCGCCCAGGCGGGGCGGCCACCGGCGCGGAAATTGAGCATCACTGCGCGCTGCATCCTTGCGGCAAGCAGCGCGGTAAGGTCATCGGAGTGTGCGAGCGTGCCCTCGATGCTGTTGAGCAGATTGGTGAGGGGGTCGAGGTTAACGCGGATGTCGAGTTCAGCCATGTTGCCGTGCCTCGTGCCATGCCCTGATGTCGGCAAACTGCGCTTCCATCCACTCAGGGTTATGCTCCACCAGCCACAGCAGGCCGAAGGCCTCGCCGACGCCGTAGGAATACAGCTCGCCATTGATGTTGCGGTGTGCATCCAGCCAGCGCCACATCTCTTCATTGTGCGGCGTGTTGTAGGCGTTCACCGGTGCATCGTCGAAGCCTTGCCAGTCTTCGCCGAACAGGTCGCGGCCATAAGCGGCATAGGCGGCATCCGGGTCTTCCGCCACCGCCACCGCAATCCACGCCTGCTGCGCTGCCTCAAAGGCGGCAAAGGTCGGGTATTGCGGGTGGTAGCGCCAGAGGGTGCGCCGCTCCGCCTCCGTCAGGTAGTTGTAGATAAAATCCTCAGGCTGCCAGCCGCGCGGTTCGTTTTCGTTCAGATTTCCTGCAAGGTGAGCCATTGTTCGCTTTTTCCGTTGATGGTTCTTATTTCGCCGCTCAGGATGCGCCATGCCGTACCGGGGCGGAATATCACTTCTTCCTGCTGCGGCAGCAGGCTGAGGGCGCGTATTTTCTTGCCGCGTTGGCAATGGAGGGTGAGGCGCACCGGATAACGGGCAAAAACCTCCGCTCCGGCACTGCCGCTGAAAAAGGTGGGGTTATAGACCACATCGCCCACATCCAGTCCGGCGAAAAGGGCATTGTACTCCGCCGCTGTGGCGCGCCGCACCACCGTGCCGGCATAGTCGGGCAGTTTGCGCAGGGCGCTTTCCATATTGGCCACCAGCGCCGCGCTGACCAGCTTTTCGGGGTATTTTAGTCCTGCACCGCCGTGCAGCAGCAGGTTGTTGATGTGCCCGTGTACCCGGGTAAACACGGCAATGGACAGCGTCTCCGCCTCGTCCAGTCCCAGCGCCGCACCACGCCCGAACAGGTCATTGTGCTTATAGCGGATATTGTGGGTAATCTCTGCCTGCGCCGCACCATATTGCGGCACGGTGTCCAGTGCCTGCTTCAGCGCATCCAGATTCTCTATGCCACGCAGTCCGGCGGCCTCACCCGCAAGTTTGGCACGCTCGGCCAGCCGCTCGGCAAAGGCCGCGCCGTGCTTCTCCGCCGCAATCTGCTGCAATCGGTCGAGGTAATTGGCGCCGACGTTGCGGTCAAAGCCGACATCGGCACTGATGATCTGCCCATTGGGCATTTTCAGGCCGCGTGTGGTCACGGTGTCGCCGTCGCGCCCGACCAGCTGCTCCACGTCCTCCCACTGCCCCTCGCTGCTCTCGGCAACACGGCCCATGGCTTCGAGGTCGCGCGCGCTGTGCTGGATGACACTGCACCTGCAATTAAAACCATTGGGCGGATAAAAAGTCTGCCAAAACGGGTCATCAATAGGGTAAATATGCCCATCCAGTGCCGCGTGTTCGTCGCGGGTACGGTCATCCATCACCGCCGTGTACTCAAGGTAGGGCATGGCCTTTTGTACGCGCGTGATTTCCTGCCAGCGTCCGGCGGCAAAGGCATTTTTGACGTTGGTGCGGTAGATGGAGTTAAGACGGTGCTCACCAAAGCGCACCGCCAGTTGCTCGCCGGTCTTGCTGTCCACCATCAGGCCGTCATCAAGCAGCCAGCCGTGTTGCGCCATGCGGCCGCCGACATCCTCGCGCCACTCACGCTGCGATTTGCCCTGATTGATGGCTTCTTGCAGCGAGGCGCGCAGTTCCTCTACCACGTCCTCGCGGTAGAGACCCGTGATAAAAAACGCCTGCTGCTCGGCAGCGATTTGCGCCTCGCGCCAGTTGGCGGGGGTGGCGTAGCCTAGGCTCTGGAAATAGCGGACGGCGCGCTCCGGCGGCAGGCCGAGGGCGAAACCGAGGTCAGGCGCGGGCATGGATTTGCCCCCACAGATTGGCGACAAAGAGGGCGCGCGCCAATACCTGCTGCATCTGCGCACCATCCCAGTCGGGATAGGCGGCGCGCACGTCGGTGGCGAGCGCATCAAGGCTCACGCCCTGTTGCAGCAGCTTGCCGAGATGTTTCGCCAGCGCCTCGCCGCCCTCGTTAAGCGGATTATGCGCGGCGTCGCGATCAAGTATTGCTTCTAGCAGTTGTTGCCCGCTGGCATTGGCCGGCGTGACCGAGAGGGCCGCCTGCCGTGGCGCGCAACAACTACATCCCGCGCCGGCAAAACCGGCAGCGGCAGCGAGTGGCGCGGGTGCGGCGTTATTGTCGGGCAGGTGCAACACGGCCTCGCCCTCCACCGCCGCCGGAATGGCGAGCTTTTCGCGCGCCCAGGCAGCGGGAATCTGCATGCCGATGCCGACCAGTTTTGGCAGAGCGTCAGCGTAAACGGCAAGGTCTTCGGGTTGTGACAGGTCAAACGCAAAGTACGGCATCCGCGCCGGGTCAACGCCGCCACGGTTGAGCAGTACCAGCGGCGCAATCAGCTGCCGTGTCAGCGTTGCCGCCAGTTGACGGGCATCGCTGGCGAGCAGGTCGTGCCGCACCTCGTTATGGACGTTGCCAAGGGCGTTGGTGCTCGTCTTACCGTCGGCCTGGCTGGTCAGGGTGCCGCCGAGGATGATTTTGCTCGCCGTTTTTTCACACCAGCTAATCATGGTCATGTAAGCGTCGCCGTTGCCGTCGGCGGCATTGAGCAGCTCCAGCCCCATGCCCTCGGGGATGATGCCGGCGGCGTTGTGGCCGATGCCGACCACGGCGCGCAGCAGGGTCTTTTTATCCTCCTCGGTGGCTCCGGCGCTGTATTTACCGATGCGCACCGGCAGGCCGTAAATTTCCAAAAATTCGGCGAGGTCGCGGATCGAGTAATTTTTGAAGAGATACGGCCAAACTAATGACCGCATCAAGCCGCCGCGCGCGGTGATACCGCTGCGCGCCTGGGCACGATGCACAATCCAGCCGCAAGGCCACAGCTCCTCCCCTTCGGGGTCGCCGTCCACCGCGCGCAGCCGTAATACATTTTTCCGCAGCTGAAACCAGCCCTGCGGGCGATGGGTAAAGGTGGCGGGCAACCATAGCCCATCGCGCTGTTGCCAGGCGATTTCACAGGCGGCAAAGCCGTGGCCGAGTGCGTCGAGCAGGTCAAAGAGCAACGCCTCAAAATCATCCAGCCCGTACAGCCAGCGCTTGACCTCTTCGGCGAGTGCCTGCTCCGCCGCCGTGGCATCCACCGGCGGCAATACCTGCCACGGCAGGCCAATCAGCGCCCGTTTGCGCTTGCTCATCTCGGCGAAGATATGGCCGTCTTTTTCCTCGGCGTCGGCAAAAAGCTCCGCTTGCGCGGTGATGTCGCCGTCCTCGGCGGATTCGAGGATGTCGTGCAGTTTCAGCGGCGTCAGCCCGCGTCCGGGATGGTCAAACGTGGTGCCGAGCCGCGCGGCCAGCGCTGCGCTCTGTGCGCCTTTGGGTACTTTAATGCGTTGTTGTACGGCCTTTAACGCCGCCTTAAACCAGTGTTGCATTGCTTGTCCTCCTACCATGCGCCGTCGCCAAAGCGCGCCGCGTCGCTATGACGCGGCACCGCCGTATAGCCCACCTGCTGCCCGCCGTGCGCCACCGCCCCCGCCCACAGCATATGCAGGGCATCGGGGCCGTCGTCATGATCGGCCTTGGGGAAATGGCGCAACTGGCTGATCAATGTCGCCTGCTCGCTGTGCAGCTTGATCAGACCGTTCGCCATATGCGGTTGCAGGCTCTCAATGCGCAGCATCTTGTCACTATGCGGGCTGACCGCACGCGCGGGGACGGGGATGCCCTGCGCGGCACTGCGGCGGATAAGCTCCGTCCGCAAAAATTCCTGGAATTGCACCGCCTCGACAAACCACACCAGACAGTGGTAGCGCTGGTGCAGGGCAATGACGTCGCTGATGATGCGGTCGGGCAGACGTTTTTTGATTTGCGCCTCGACAACGTAGAGCGTGCCGCTCTTGCGCTCGTAGCCGCCAACGAGGATGGCGGACGGGTCGCGCGCTGCGCCCGCTCTGCCCAAAGAGGGGTCCACCGCGCCAAAATAGACGAGGTCGTGCGGCAGCTCTCCCCAGTACTGGATGACATGGGCAAAGGGCACATCCTCGCCGCTGACCGGGTCGTTTTGGTACTCCGAATCAAAGGTGGCATGTCCGTCGCGGGCGCGGATTTTCATCAGTGCCAAGAGCGGTCGCGCCGCCCAGCTCACCACCGCGCCGGCATCCATCGCGGCGCGGTGCTCGTAATAAAAGCGATCGGCGGCGGCCTCGCCGCCGGACAGATAGATGCTCTCCCATTCGTCCCACAGCACCATGTCGCTCGGCGGCTTGAGCAGCGCCTTAAAACGCGCCGTGGTCCATGCCTTGTTGTTTAGAGTGCGCGCCAGCACGCTGTCGTAGTGGAGGATGGTGCCGATATAGACCACATCCATTTTCTCGCCGGCGGCGCCCAGCGGCAGCACGGTCTTGGTCAGCCAGCTGTGCAGCTTGTCGCGCTGCTCGGCGCTGCGCACTTGTTCGTCGTTTTCGAGGTCGTCAAGGATGACCAGGTCGGGACGGTGTGCGCCGTGGCGCAGACCGCGCAGCTTTTTGCCGCTACCGGCGATGGTGATTTTGATGTTGTTGGCGGTGACCACGGTGCCCGCCTGCCATACCCGCCCTTTGCCCGCCGCCTCCGGGAAATCTATGCGCAAACGCGGATTGGCCTCCAGCTCGACCTTGATGGCCTCCAGCATCGGATAGGCCTGGTCGATACTCTCCATAATCAGCACCGCGTAATGCTTGCGCCCGGTGACGATGCAGTACAGGGTAAAAAGCTGGGTGACGAGGGTGGATTTGGCTTCGCCACGCGGCGCAGCGATGGCGTCCAGCTCGCTTTTCGGGCTTTGCAGGATGCGCGGCAGACGGTCAAAGAGGTAGCGGTGCAGGTCGCTGCGCTCTGGATGGCGGGTGTAATGCGGGAAATAGTGGTTGACGAAGTAGTCATAGCCCGCGCGCGGGTCGAAAACCAACTTGCGCCGTGCCGCCACCGCCTTGGCGCTGTCGTCCCAGCCCGCATAGTGTGCCTCAATATTGGCACGCAACGACGCCGACAGCGCGGCGAGGTTTTCAAAAAATTCAGCTTTTTTCATGCTTCACCAGCGGGACTGAGGAGTTTTTCCGTCTCCGTCCTGACCAGTTCCAAAAACGCGGCGAAGTTGGCGCAATCGTGCGGCACGGTCTTGCCGCCCACGGTCAGCTCGTAGCGTGGCCGTTGCGGGTTGTCGCAGCTCACGCATACGACGCGGTGGCGGATAGTGATGATGGTCCACGCTCTGCCGTCCGGCTTGTGGTAGGTGGCGATTTCGCTCGCGTGGATGTGCAGCATTCGCACCACAGCGGCCAGTTCAAAATTAAAACAGACCCGCGTCATTTCAATTCCTTCTCCAGTTGCGCCCCAAAAGGTTCGAGTTCGTCGAGAAACGCGCCGAGTAATTCGGGGCGTTTTGTTTTCAGCCAGTCGGCCAATTTTTCCAGCACTTCCAGTGCCACGGCGAGGCGTGAGGTTTCCGGCAGCAGTTTTTTGTTGGCGCTGATGGCCTTGTTGTAGCTGTCGGAGAGCGAGGTCAAGAGCGTTACCCGCTCACTGGCGGGGATGTCTTCACGCGCCAGCGCATCCATTGTCCCCTTGAATTGCAGGACGAGGTCGGTGAGTAGTTGCCGCGCGATGTCTTCGAGGTCTTTGCCGGCCATCGTGTGTGCGGCGCGCAGTTTTTCCCAGTTGTCGCCGGCGGTTTCCGCCTTGTCCTTCCAGCGGCGCGCGGTGGCAAAGCTCACACCGCACTGCCCCGCCGCGACCTCCAGCGACAACCGCTCAAAGACGTAGAGCCGTCGCAGTTTGTCCCTGGTCTCCTGCCCATGCGCCATGCTTATATCCCGTATTTGGCGCGGATAAAGGCAACACCGACGTTGACGATGCCGCCGCCAAGGACGCCACCGGCAAAGCCAATCACCGCCGCGCGCCGCGTCTGCTCGCGCTCGAGGGTGTCAAGGCGGGTGTACAGCCGTTCGTTTTGCGCGCGGATTTCGCGCAGGATTTGCATCAAGTCGGCGATGGTCGGCTCCTGCTGTGCCCTGTCGGTCATGATGATGTTGCTCATTTGTCTGCCTTGTTATCGAGTTTGTCGTTAATCCGTTGTGTTTGCCCCTTGACCTCGTTCACGAGGTCATAGAGGCGGTTAAACTGCTCTTTGGCATCGTCGCGGCGCTGGTAATGCTCACCAATGGTGCGTAGCTCGGTATTGAGCTGGCGCTCGATATTGTCCATGCGCTGTTTGTCTTCGTCCTGCCGCTTGTCAATGCCGCGCACCCAGTACCAGCCGATGGCAATCAGCAGCGAGATGATGGTGTTAAACAGCTGTTCTTGCGTCATGGCACAACCTTGCCGCCGATGCAGGCGGCACGCCAGGCACGGTTGTGAATGAGGATTTGCCGCTGCGTCTCCATTGTGTCCTGCCGCGAGGGATAAATAACGGCGAAACGGTCGCAGGCGCTGTCAATGATGACCGGCGCACGGCTGGCGCAGCCGGTCAGCAGCAGGGCGAGGAGGAGGGTCTTAGTCGCGGTAGTCATTGGTGAGCCCCTCCTGTACGGTAGCGTCATCCATGCGCTCCACCTTGGCGAGGATGGCGGCGCGGTCACGTACGGCGGCGAGTTGTGCGGCGGTGGCGGCAAGACGCTGCTCGCAGTCGGCGAGCTGTGCCCGCGCGTGGCGCAGCCGCGCGGTCTGCAGTTTAAGGAGGCCGAGTAGTAGGCCGCAGACAGCGGCAGCGGCGAGGATAAGGTTAAGCGTCATCATTGCCTCCTTTGTTGCGCTCGCGGTAGGCGGTTACCGCTCCCTTGCTCACGGTCAGGCCGCCACAGTAGGCGGCAAACCAGGCGTAGAGGTCGGTAGCGCTGGCGCGGTCAAGGATGACACTCACCAGCAGCACCAGCGCCAGCACGGCAAAACCGCATAGCTGCACCGTCGCCGTGGTCGATAGCCGCCCGTCGCTGTTGCTGACGAGTTCGAGGACGCGCGGGCTCATACGACCTCCTCTGTGGTATGGTCGGGCAGCGGCTGCATCCCTTCTTCCAGCCATTCGGCGACGTCAAAGCCGGGGCAGAGTTTGATCCATTCATTCGCGGTGATTTTGCCGTCGCCGTTCAGGTCGGGCGAGAGATCGCGGTGGCCGCAGATGATGGCGTCGGGATAGCGGCGGGCGCAGTCCTGCACGATTTCCGTGAGCGTTGCCCATTGCGCGCGCGTAAAAGCGGTGGTGCCGACCATGCAGATGCCGATAGAGCCGGTGTTGTAACCCTTGACGTGCGCGCCGGTCTCGCCCTCGGCGCGACCGCTCTCCAGCGTGCCGTCAGTGTCAATGATGTAGTGGTAGCCGATGGCTTTGAGATGCGGGTTAAAGGTGTTGATATGCCACGGGCGGCGGGCAAAGCCGCGCCGTGCGTGCATATCGTCGATGCGTTGCGCGGCGGTTTGCCGCGCGTTACCGAGCCGTTTGCCGTTGGGTGTCGCGGCGCAGTGGATGATGATGCGTTTGATGGTGTTATCAGCCATGAAAAAGCCCCCTGTTTGTTCAGGGGGCATTGTGGAATTCGGAGCGTCGCCGCGCGGTGTGGCGGATGTCAGTGAGGTAGGGGGCGGACTGCGGTCATGGTAGCACGTTACCAAATAATGCGCGTCTGCCTTGACGCAGGCGGGGTCTGATCGACCTCTTTGAGGATGCGCCAGATGTGGCGGTCGGTGAGGTGGTAGCGGCGCGCAATCTCGCGCACGCTGTCGGCGGCGGTCATGCCGCCGCCAATGGTGTGCCGGTCAAAGGTCGCGCGGATGCGGCGATTGCGCAACTCCAGCGTCAGTCCCTCGCATTTGGGTACCCAGAGCTTGCCCTGCGCGCCGTAGGCGTGGCAGAGACGGTCTGCTGCGTCCTCACCGATAACTTCAGCGAGGACGGCGCGGGTGGCTTTACCAGTCACCGTTTTGCCGAGGGCGACTGGAAAGGTGGTGCCGCCGTAGTGGTCAATCAGCATCAGGGTGGCGTCGATACCGATGACAGTAATCAGCGCCAACACACTGCCCGGCAGCAGGTGAGCGATGTCCGGATATTCGCTTGCGTCAAATACTGCCACGGCCTGCCTCCCGCCGTTGATAGACGGCCAGCGCCTGCATCAGTTTGTACAGCTCCGGCGGGCGCAGCCATTCCACACGCTCGCGTGCAAACATTCGTTTCGCCATGCCGTGCGCGTAGGCCCACGGCAGCTGTTTATCGGCAAGGATGGCGCCGATTTTGTCGAGGATGACGCGGTTTTCCGGCGCTACACGCGGACGGGCGGCGCGGCCGCGTGCCGGCGTAAAACCGAGACGGCGCAGGGCGTCAATCACGCCTTTAAGCTCCGGCAGGGTGCAGTCGGCGGCGCTGCTTTTACCGACGGTGCGCATCAGCAGGGCGCGGTAGTCGTCCTCCTGCATCGCCAGCGCGCGACGGCCGGTGTGGATGGCTTTAAGCAGGTTTTTGCGGTGGGCTGCCTGGGCGGGTGTCATGGTCATGATGGGGTCTCCATGTCGTGCAATATGGCTTGCAGTTTGTTGATGGCGGCGCGTAGTTCTTGCGGCACCTTGCGCTCGCCGCGCTTGATGTCTACCGCTGTTTGCAGCAGGTGGCAGGCTACGGCGGCAATAACCGCAGCAGTCGTATCGCGAGTCATGTCCGCCCCCAGCGCAGTTTGTCAACGAGCCTTGTCAGCCAGTCGGTATTGTCCTGGCGGTCTGCCGCTGTCAGCACCGGTGCGGGCAGTGCCGGTGGTGGTGGAGGCGGTGGCAGGTGGTCGATAAACTGCGCCGGTGACGGCCAGCGGCGGCAACTGACGCACAGCCCGGTAAAGGCGCGGGCGACACGCGCAGCGTCATCCTCGCGCCACGTCCGCTTGTAGCCGAGGGCGTCCAGCCACACGGTGGCGGTGGCTTGCAGGCTGTCGGCAGGCGGCGCGCCTTCGAGGCGCAGGGCATAGAGGCGCTGGATGCCGTCGATAACGGCGTTATGTACGGCTTTTGGCAGGGCTGACATGGGATGTCCTTAGTAGCGTTTCATACTGGCAAGAGAGGCAAGACCGCCTCTGGTTTTGCTCGGCGCGGTCTCCATGACCCGCACCGTATTGCCGCCGCTGCTTACCGCTGCTTCCGGTTGCCAGTTGGCCAGCACGGTGTAGAGGTAGCCGTGGTTTTTCAGTGGGGGCACGAGGCGGCCGCTATCGCGCGCCTCCAGCACTTGTTGCAGCGCCCACAGCCACGCTTCCAGTGGTGCGTCGCAGGTTTTGCCACCGCGCTCGATGCGCTGCGCGTCTATACCGGCTTGCAGTTCGGTGAGCAGTTTCGCGAGACGCGGCATGGAGAGCACTGATTTCTCCGGCCTAAACAGGCCGCAGTAGCGGACGAGGAGGCGGGTCAGCTCGCCGCCGAGGTCAGCGAGCCGGTCCAGGGCGGCGCGCGCGTCATCGTGGGCGATGAGGGCGTCAAGGCTGTTCACCGCGCCACAGCAGGGGCAGCGGATGTTCATTGCTGCCCCCTTTTGCCACCCTGTTGCAGCATCAGCAGCAGCGTCAGCCCGCTGATTGCGGTGTTGCCCAGCAGCAGGCCAACCGCCCCCACGGCCATGTCCTGCCGCAGCATCCCGCCCAGCACCATCACCCCGCCCAGCAGGGCCAGCGTCAGCGCCAGCGCGCATAGTAGGGTCAAGGTACGCCCGTTCATGCTTGCCATCCTTTGAGCTGGGCGAGCAGCAGGTAATCGCTGTGCGAGAGCTGCACCCGCCGCCACCCCTGGCGGATGGTGACGCTGCCGTCGGCGGCGAGGGTGTAGCGCAGCGACGCGCGGCGGCGGAGGAGAATGTGCAGGAGGTTCATAGTTCTTTCCTCGTCCAGCGGGTGGGGCCGAGGATGACGCGCATCCCCGCTAGCTCTTCGTAGTTATCGCCGTCATTTGCGCGGACTTCGACAACATCGTTGTTCTCCGCCTCGTCTCCATATACCGTCACTTGTATCGGGCAGCCCGCAGGCAGTATGCGGGCGAGGAGGCGCAGGCTGTCACTGATGAGACAGATTTGTCCGTTTTGTGGCGCGGCATCGGTGGTAGGGAGCAGACGCTCAAAATGCGGATATTTGCCGGCATCTTGGGCAAAGAGCTGGTAACGCTCCTGCTCTTCGTCGCGGCGGTTGTAGGTGGTCAACGTGCCGTCCGTCAGCTCGCAGTAGTCGCCGAGGCTGCCGCGCGGCAGGAGATATAGCGCCCGTCCGGTCGGTTTGTTGGCGCCGAAGGTGTGCGGGATGACGCAGAACCCCCGGCTGTTGCTGGCGACGATACGGTCGCCGTCATAGTCAAACAGCACGCCGTAGAGATAGGCGCGGGGGTCGCTGCGGCTGGCAGTAAAGAGACGTGCCGCTGTCAGTTTTCGAGAGGGGATTTTCATGGCTGTGTCTCCACTTCAAAGGGGACAATGACAAAGTCTTCTTTGCCTTTGATGACGCTGATGCCGGCGATGCCCGCCGCGATGTCCGGTTCGTTGAGGAGTGCCTCCTTGTTGATTTCTTCTTTTTCCCGGATAAAGCGGAAGAGACCGAGGCTGCGCAGGTTTTCGAGGACGGCATCATTGCCCCGGACGGCGATGGACGGCGGACGCTGCCGCCAGCTCACTTCACCGGTGATCAGGTTGGCGGTTTTGCCGCCGCCGGCAGTAAGTTCGGCGCGATTCGCCTCGCACCACGCCTGGATGCCTTGTTGTAGCGCGGCGGAGCGCTCGGCCAGTGCGTTGAGTGCCGGTTTGGCCTCGTCGGTGAGCTCGGCGATTTTGTCGTTGAGGTCGTGGGTCAGGCGGGCGTGTTCGCGCTGAGTGTCGCCGAGGGCTTTGATCCAGCTCTGGGTTTCCTCGCGGCTTTGCGGGGCTTCGAGGGTTGCCGCTTTGAGGCGTTTGTTTGTATTTTTGGCCATGTTGGGCTCCTGTTTAAGGGTTGGTTAAGGGCAAATCGGCCTGCGCGGCACGGCGCTCGGCCAGATACTGTTGCAGGGCGCGATTTTCTGCGCGCAGCCACTCAAGATGCTGGTGGGCAAGGGTGTCGATACTGTCGCCGGCGGTCATGTCGGCATAGCGGCTGGTTTTTGTGGTCACAAGGGCGTTGTCGTAGTCGTTGCCGTAGTAAAAGAGGCTGTAAATGCTGCTCACGCCAATGTTCAACGCCGCACGGGCACGGTCAGCAAAAGTCAGGGCAATCTCCACGGCGCCCCCTTGCCACTTCTCCGCATTGCGGACAGCTTCAACCCGGGGTTCGTCTCCCTGTATGTCCTGCGCAATGCGCAGTGCGCAGGACATGCGGTTTTGGATGTCGGCCAGCATGGCGTTGAGTCTGTCCGCGAGGGGGCGCAAGTCTTCGTGGTAGGGGAGAAGCGGGTCGTAATCGCGTTCCCGTACCGCACGGCGGAAGCCTGCCCACAGTTGTTTTTCGGCGTCTGCGCGGTTCATGCGGCGGCCTCCTTGACAACGCTGGCAGCGGGGGCACCGCGTAAGGTCAGCGTAGCGACGGCGCGCTTGCCGTCGCCGCATTCCACCTGCGTCTCGATATTGGCGCGGCCTTCCCGCGCCAGTTCCCGTCCCAGCACGGCGGCAGCTTGTGCCCACGCGGTCAGGGCTTGCAATAAGGGATCGTTTTTCATGGGTGTCCTCCGTTTAATCAATCAGCATCTCTGCCATGCGTTTAATCAGCGCCTCGTCCACGGGTCTCCCGTGGTTGTCGGCGATTTTCAGCGCCCCCCGCAGCAGTTTTGCGAGGCGGCGGGCGTTGCCGCCGCTCACTTGGTAGAGCAGTTCGTTGTACTCGCCGTTGCCCAGGGTGGCCTCGGCAATCTTGGCAATGTCCTCGGCGGGCAGCGCGTTCTTGATGTCCTGGCAAAAGCCGATGCGGCTGTACAGCTGTTTGTATTCGCCGCGCGCACCGCGCAGGTTGGCGCGCAGACGCGGCATCCCCGCCAGCACGATGCCGATGCCGGTCAGGTCATGGATGCGGCGCAGGATTTCCAGGGGCTTGAGGCCAAGTAGTTCCGCTTCGTCGACGATCAAGAGGCGTTCGCTGCCGCGCAATCTGTCGCAGATGGCGGTCATCATTTCGTGGTTGGTGCGCGCCGGGGTGAGGCCCAGTGCCGCCGCGATGGTCTGCAGTAACACTTTGGCGTTGTAGGTCGGCTCAACCTCGACCATGACAACGTCGGCATTTTTTTTCGCGTATTCAGTCAGCGCCATCGTTTTGCCGAGCCCGGCCTCGCCGATGATCAGGTAGATTTCGCCCAGCGAGTGCGCCAGCAGCGCGGTTTCGTGCATATGCTTGGCGGTTTTGGTTGGCACAAAGCCGATGTTGACCGCCTTGGCTTTTTCTTTGCTGCGCGCTATCAGTTGCGTAACTTTGCCGTCCAGGGCGGCGGTGTCGCCTTTGTACTTACCTTGCAAGTACTGGTTGATCGTCGCGCTGGACACGTCCAGCTTGCTTGCCGCCTGTTGCTGCGTCAGGCCGTGCGCGTCCATGTAAGCGCGCAGGTCGTCTCTTTTGTTGCTCATGTCTGTCCTCACATCATGCTTTTCAAAAATTGGTATTGGGTCTCTTGTTCCGCCGCGCCCCCGCCCGTGCCGAGCAGGTCGTGGAGGGTTTGCGTCTTTTCGTGTTCGAGAGTGGGCCGCGTTTCTGCGATAGCCTTGGCGCGCTTGTCATCCAGCTTGCGCAGGCGGCGTTCGGCGCGTTGCCGGCGGCTGCGTTCCACCAGTGACTCCGGAAAGGCCGCGCGCTTGTTGCCGTCGAGCTTGGCGTCGCACAGCCAGCGCCCATCAAGGTCGCGGATGATCGCCAGCGCCGGATCGTGCTGGTCGATCAGCGCTAGCACGGTTTCGCCGTCGTAGGCTTCGAGGGCGCTGTGCCAGTACTGGTTGTTCAGTACGGTCAGCCAGCCGCGTTGCACCACGCGTTTGAAACCCGGCCTGAACATGTCCCGCGCCTCGACCTCGGTCAGCGGGTGAAACTCGTCATCCGTCATCTCCGCGAAGATGTGCCCCCGCATCTGCGCCGGCGTCATCCCGCCCAGTTCGCGGTGCTGGTGCTCCTCGTTGTACCAGTTCACCGCCGCCGCGACGGTTTTCAGCAGGTCATCCCATGACGGCAACTTGCCCTGCGCCCATGCCTGCTTCGGCGTGAGTTCCTGTTTCCCCTCGCGCTGCGCCTTGGCCAGCGACGCGGTAGCGGTGTGGATTTGCCGCACCGTGTCGCGGTCGGCGCCCGGGCCGTGGTAGGTTGCAAACTGGCGCGCGATGGTGTGCGCCAGTGTCTTCATGACTCTTTCGATAATGCCGCGCCCCTGCGGATTGCCGGGGATGCCGGTCTCGTGGTGGATGCCGAGGCGGTCAAAGATGCCGCTGATGTCGGCATCCAGCGTCTTGTTCGTTTGCCCGCCGCCGTTGTCCGAGTAGTACATGGCGGGGATGCCGTTCTTCGTCATCGCGTGGCGCAGGGCATCGGCGACGGCGATGCAGCTCTCGGCGTAGGACAGCGACCAGCCGACGATGTAGCGGCAGGCGGTGTCCATAATCAGGGTGAGCTCCGGCACAAACGGCTGACCGTGGTCGGGGTGCTTAACCTTCATCTTTAACGAGTGCCCGTCGCCGACCCACACGTCGTTGTTTTTCAGGGTGGACCAGTCCCGTTTTGTGTAGGTTTTCAGAGCGCGCATCCGCGCTCCGGTAATCCGCCCCTGCTCGCGGATATAGGCGGGCATTTGGCTCATCACCGTCTCCACCACGCCGAGGCTGGGCAGCAGCGCCGCGCCATGTCGTGCCACGTAGGCCTTTGCAAAGCTGCGGTAGGCCTCGGCGATACAGACACCGTTGGTGTTGCGGTACACGCCCAAAAACTCCGGTAGCCATTCGCGCCGTGTCAGGGTGATGGGCGGTTGCCCCTGCTTTTGCGGGGCGAGGGCGCGCAGCCGCTCGGCGCCGTTGTCGCACAGCTCCTCGTCCAGCAGCCACTGGTAGAGGACGCGTGTCCCCACGCCCGGCTTGCCCCCCTTGCGCGCGCAGGCGATGGCGCACTGCCGGTTGAGGTCGCCGGGCAGCTCATTCGCGCGGCTCATTTCGCTCACGCGCCGCACCGCTTCCTGCCGCGTTTTGCAGGCGGCCTCCACCTCGCGCACATAGCGCGCCAGTGCCATCCGTGCATCCGCTACAGCGCGCTGCTTGTCGCTTAACGCACCGAGGTCGCGGTCAAGGTGTTTCACCTCGCGGACGACGACGGGGTTTTGCTTGGCAAGCGCTTGCAGGTGACGCTCACGTATCTCGGCCTGCACCTCAGCGGGCAGCGACGAGAGGGCGTATTCATTACCGCCGCCGCGACCGGTGCGTTCTTGCATCGGCCACCCCTCCCGCTTCGCCTTCTTCGTGACACCGGGGCGCGTTTGTGGCAGACTTACTAACCGCAAATCAGCCAACTCTTGCGCGGTGTAACCTGATTTCGGGTTCAT